ACGGCCGAGGCGTTAAAAGAACTGAGCGATGATAAGCTCATGCCGCTTATTGATAACACGGGCAGAATAACAAGGATCATTCCAGACGAGCCAAGGCGTCGAACAAAGTTTTACACCAGCTCGCCACAAGGTTTCCTGCGCCTGCTATCCGCTGGCATATTAGCCAACAGAAACTCAAAGACATTAGAGCGCATCACGGCCGACGAATCATGGGCTTACAAGGATGACGAGTCATGGCTTGAGCAGATCCATGACAGACAGAGTTCATTCACATGGTCCTGGCAAATGTTCTTACCATCATCAGGCCAGACAGCGGGCAGTCAACTCGACCAACTTTGGCGCAAGTCAACCCAGAGGACGTGGCACGTCAAGTGTGATTGCTGTGGTGAGGAAATACCTTACATTTGGAAACTACCAGCGGTGAATGGCAAGGTGCCGCCAGGCGGTATGCGCTACGCATCGAGCAAGGAAATTATAGATGAGGAAGGAATGATTGATTGGGTAAAGCTGCGCGAGTCAGTTTATTACGAGTGCCAGCTCTGCGAGGGCAGGCTTGAGTGGAACCCAGCAGACCAAGACAGGCGCAACATGGAAGGGCGTTATATCCAGATGAATGAGAATGGCGACCCTGATATTGAGTTCTACCACTATAATGCGATGGTGCATGTGCCGTGGCCCGAGCTTGTCACCAAGTGGAAAGAAGCCACTATTGCCAGATCACGCGGTGATTTATCAAAGCTTGAGAACTTTGTGCGAAAGCAGCTCGCCGAAGCGTGGAATGAATCTGACTACATGTCTGACGAGGTGCAAGAGAATGCACGCGGCGGGTATCTGCTCGGTGAGAAGTGGGAGCCGGAAGGCGGTGGCGAGCCTCTGCTGTTCCTCACTTGTGACGTTCAGAAGGATCACTACTACGTCGTGGTGCGAGCGTGGTGCGTCATCAACGGCGTGTTGCAGTCTCGCCTCATTGAACGCGAGAAGGTTGTCAGCGTTGGCGCTATTCGTGACCTTGCCGACAAATGGCAGATCACACAGAACGGCATCCGAGGTTCGCGCGTCTTCATGGATGGCAACTACAATACAGGACAGGTGCAGCGCATCGCAGCCGATAACGGGTGGATGGTGTTTCGTGGTGACAAAGCAATAGACTTCAGACACCAGGACGGGCTGAGGCGCATCTATTCAGACGTGCAATACATCGACATCGGAGAAGGCACGCGAGAAGCTAAAGGTGGGCGCTATGCTGGGCAGGTGCGGTTCAGTAAACACTCAGCGCTCAACAGGCTCTCACTCATTCGCTCAATCAAAACAGAAGACGAGAAAATGGTGTGGACGTATGCCGACAACGCCGGCTCAGTCTATGAGCGCCAGATCAACGCTTGGCACAGGATCAGCAAGACAGCGCCAGACGGCAAGCGGTTTTATGACTTCATTAACCGAGACAGCAAGGATGACCACTACGGTGACGCAGAGCAACAGCAAGTGGTATGCGCGGCAATGGCTGGCTTAGTTGGAGTGAGCGGCGCAGACAACAGTGAGGACGATGCGTAATTCCAGTATTGCAAAATTAATTGCCTTGTGTAATCTGAGCCAGCATGAACATCTCAAACGCTTCCGCAAACCTTAGCCTCACGGCAACAGGTAACACCACGCGCCCAGGTTACGTTGGATCAGTCTCTATCAACTCAGGCATCAAGGCTAGTTATTCAACAGCCGACCAAGCCTACCAAACTTTTTTCTTGCTTGCAGGCACGACAACAGTGGGAACGCTTAACATGACAACAGGCGACGCCGCTGGCGATGCTTGGACAGCACCAGTGCAGCAAGTCGAGACAGCAACCGCGGCAGGCACCGTCACCGGCGCTGGCAATGGTAAAGCTACCATCACAGCGGCGGGCTTAACAGGCTCACCACTTGACATCACGTTTGCCGTCACCGATGAAGTGGCAGCAGACTGGGCAGCACTTGCTAGAACTGCCATTGCAGCCGACACCGACGTGGCAGCTATGTTTGATGTCAGCGGCACAAGCACCGCCATCGTGCTGACTCGTAAAGCAGTTGGCTCATACGTTGTCGGCAGCGAGACAATCGTTGCGGCGTTCGCTAATGATGCCACGCTAAACATTGCGCTCGACAACGACACTAGCACAGGCATCACCACCGCAGCCACATCAGCCAACACCACTGCAGGCGTGGCAGCAGACGGCGCATACATCTGGAACGATGACATCGACTTTGAAGGCTTCGCGCTAGCATCACCAACGGCAGTCTATGCGGTGGCAATAGACCACACCACAGAGGACGCTAACGGGCAAACGATGAACTATACGATTGGCACTGAATACAGTGGCAGGATGACAGCAAGCACAACGCAGTCATCCAACCTGGTTCTTAGTTACCCAGACGCAGCAACCATACTCGACACGCTCACCATGACTGGCACATCAGACACGGGTCTGGTCACGGTCACCGTGGTAGCCGTGGAATGATTCGATCATTGACAAATTACAAAATTAAGGCTTTAAATAGTTCCACAATATGCGTGCATTGCTCTTCACAGTCTGGCTACAAGCCGACAAATCTGTTACCGCTACACTGTCACTGCTTGAGCAGCTAACCGCAGCACAGCTAGAGACGGTGCAACAGGGCGGCGCTCGCATGATTAACGCCTCACTCAGTGGCAAAAGTTTCAGCTATGAACTGCCTCCTAATTGGGGCGCATTTGATTTCACAGAAATGATTCGCCTGGCATATAAACGCATATCACTTGGCGGCGCATCAGGTGGGCAGATGACAGATGCCGAGTTGCAAACTTACGTGCTTGATGCTAACGACGAGGTCACTGACACAATGACAGCCCGCATCGCTTTTTATAATAACCGCAGTTAATCATGGCAGTCTCCCCACTTAAATCGACATACGGCAGAGCGAGCGCACGCAACACGCAACAGTATCGAGGCGGCAGCAGCGAGTTTTACAGCGGCGGGCGTAACGACCAGCGCAGGCTCAACACCAACAACTTGTCAAACGACATTGCCGACATGATGACGGCGCATCGTCATAAGATGATGCTTGGTGACAGTCGATACATCTACCAATCATTTAGCAGCATTGCCGGCGCAGTTAAGCAAAAAGCAAACTATGTTTATGGTGGAAGCTGGCGGCTGCAATCACTTAGTGCTGATACTGAATTTGCCCTTGCTGTTGAGGATGATTTTAAAAAGCTCGATCAAGCCTTTGACTTGAGGGGCAGCAACTTTGGGTTCAGAAAGAACATATGGCGCGGCAGCAAGCTTCTCGATGTGGATGGTGACTTCTTTGTGATACTTACCGAGCAGCCTGATACGGGTTTTCCCAAGCTGCAATTTTTAGAAGCTCACCGCGTTGGCGACTGGGGTGACTGCCGTGATGGATACATCAGCGACAACCCAGCATACAACGGGCGCAGGATTCTTACAGGCGTTATTGTCGATGACTACATGGCACCGATTGCTTACCGAGTTAAAGACGACAGCAGGGCCAAGGGCTTCCAAGATATCCCAGCAAACAGCGTGGTTCATTTCACCGACATGGAATGGTTCTCGCAAGGACGTGGCACGCCAACAATTGCAGCGGCAATTCTCGACTGGTATGATTTATCAGAGACGAGAGACGCGCAGAAGATGAAGCAAAAAATCAACAGCATATTAACGCTTGTTGAGTCAACCGAGTCAGGCACTAGAGACATCGGGCGCAATGCACTTGGCATAGGAGGAGGATCAAGCACACCAGCGACAACCTACATGGACAGCGGCATGATCCGCATCATCAAGAATGGCGGCTCACTCAAAGCACACACAGCTAACGACCCACCAGAGGGTTGGTTAAAGTTCACTCAGCTTGTCGAGCAATCGGCATTCTACGCCCTTGGCTGGCGCAGAGAAATGCTAGACAGTTCAGCCGTTGGCGGTGCTGGCGTGCGTGGTTTCAGCGCAGACATCAACAAATCAATCGCAGCTAGACGCGAGACACTAGAAAGCGGATACAAGCGATGCGCTCAATACATCATTGCCAAGCGCGCCAAGATGGGCGTTTACTCATTACCTAAAGACTGGTGGAAAGTAACCTTTACCAAGCCGGCAGAGTTCACTGTTGACGAGGGCAGAATGCGCAAGGCAGACATTGAAGACCTTCGCGCTGGACTCATTACAGCAACAGACATCACAGAGCGCAGAGGCGAGAGCTTCGAGGACGTAGTATTGCAGCGAGCCAAAGAGCTTGTCATGCAAAAACAAGTGGCAGAGGAATACGGTTTACTACCTACAGATTTAGCAATTCTCACAATGCCTGGCGACGTAGTCCCAGAGCAAGAAGACAACAACAACAACAACCAAGATACAACAGATGACCAAGACATGGTATAATATGACGGCAGCCGAGGGTGAAACCTCCGCTGAAATCAGCATCTATGACGCAATAGGGTCATTTGATGTTAACGCAAAGCAATTCGTTGACGAGCTAAAAGATATTAACGCAGACACAATCAACTTGAGGATTAACTCTCCAGGTGGATCAGTGATAGACGGCAACGCAATGTTCAATGCACTACAACGCCACCCAGCAAAAGTGATCACTCACATTGATGGACTCGCAGCAAGCATGGCATCAGTCATCGCTATGGCAGGCGACGAAGTTCACATGGCAGACAACGCCTTGCTAATGATCCACAACCCGTGGACGTTCTCAATGGGTGATGCTGACGAACTACGTGCAGACGCTGACTTGCTTGACAAGATGAGCGCCAGCATTCTCAGTTCATACGGTCGCAGTCAATACGAGGTTGACGAACTAAAGAACCTCATGGACGAGGAAACCTGGTTCACAGCACAAGAAGCATTTGACGCTGGGTTTGTTGATCACATCAGCACGGGCCTACGCGCAGCAGCCGGCGACATCACAGCAATGGCAGAAGGCGCAGAAATCAAAGTTCCAGCAGAGAAGCAAATCGTTTCACTGACCAAGCAGATAGACGCAATCAGCAAGGCAAGCACAGAAATCTCCGCAGACTTGCTTGAGCAGGTTGTCATCAACCAAGCACTTGAAGCTAAGGTTGAGGAAATCACCACTGAGCTTGCTTCAGCAGCATTGACAATGGAAGCCGCAGAGGCATCCTTTGAGAAGGTTGCAGCCGAGCTTGAAGCTAAAGCAGCCGAGGCAGAAACCAAGGCGGCAGAGCTTGAAGCTAAAGACGCTGAGATCGAGCAAACCAAGGAAATCACCGAAGAGGCAGTGGCAGCTAAGGCAGCCGAGCTTGTCCAGGTGACCGCACACGCACCAGTTGCCGACTTAGGCGACGAAGAAAATAACAAAATCTCAAGCGATGAGTTTTGGGCAGAATACAAACGAGTTGGCGACGAGCAAGGGCTTGACGCTAAAAACGTTTGGT